GTCGACCTTCCGCAGGCCTACGAGGTGCACTTCGGGAACGCTCCCCGCGGCGAGTCGACCACGCAGATCGGTAACGCTGACGGCGTAATCATACCCGATGCGTACCTGACTTCGGGCAGCCCGATCTATGTCTGGATCTACTTGCATACCGGTAACGATGACGGCGAGACCGAATATGTCATAACCATCCCCGTGAACAAGCGGGCGGCGATCACGAACCAAGAACCAACCCCCGTCCAGCAGGACGCAATCACCGAAGCCATTGCTGCTTTGAATGATGCCGTCGAGCAGACCGCGCAGGATGTAATCGACACGAACGCAGCGAAGGAAGCAGCCGAAGCCGCACGCGATCAGATTACTTCTATGAGTGCTACAGCAACAACGCTTGCACCTGGGTCGAGCGCTACTGCATCGTATGCGAATGGTGTCTTGTCGCTGGGTATCCCACGCGGCGATCAGGGCAAAAAAGGTGACCCTGGCGACACTGGTGCTACTCCCGATCTCACTATCGGTACTGTTCAGACCCTTCCTGCAGGGTCTAGTGCGACTGCTTCAATTACGGGTACAGCTGAACAGCCCGTCCTGAATCTTGGCATACCTCGGGGCGACACTGGCGAAGTCACACAGGCCGAATTCGACGCGCTGTCTGACACGGTCGATGACATGCAGGATACCCTCGAGCATAAGGCGGACATCGATGGCTACTACACCGACATGACAGTGGGTGCGGCTGAGCAGGTGGTGTCCAGTACCATGTATGAGGATAATGCGCCGTACAAGTTTAGGACATCTGGCGGTAGTGCTGACATTGGCAATCGAGCGTATGTTGACAAGATCGTCGGTGGCACTGTCGCTTGGAATCAGCTGGTCAGGGATGAAGCGAGCGAGAACGTGACCGAGTATGCGGACGTGGTGACCGTGACGGATGCGGTCGAGGATGATGCGGCGGTCAAGGTAGCGGTTGAGCCTGTGCAGGACTTGCATGGGTATGATGCGCCGTGGCCTGCTGGGGGCGGAGTAAATAAATTTAATCCGTCTGCGGCAACAGATGGAAAAAGGCTTGATAATGCAGGTGGCCTTGCCAATAACGCTTCGTACTGCGTGAGCGATTGGATACCCGTTACGGCAAATACTGACTATTATGTTAATTACGGCATTCCATCATCGAGCGGATATGCGTTCGCGTTCTATGATTCAAGCAAGACTTTCCTTCGCTATGCAGTTATTAGCGGCGGTGGCGAAGCCGTGCGCAATAGTGGAGAAGATGCCGCATATATGCGTTGCACTATCCGACTAGAGGATAAAGACACCGTTGGAATGATAGCTCAAAGCAGCACGTTCGTTACCTATTCACCCTACTCCAACATCTGCCCCATCTCCGGGTTTGACAGCGTGACGGTGACGAGGACGGGGAAGAATCTGCTGAATTTAGATGCTGACGGAATTTCGCGTAATGCGTACAATATCACAAAAATACCGAATCATTTAAAGCCTAGCACTACTTATACATTTAGTATTAATGGAACTACCACGTACACGTGGGGGCTGTATTTATCGAATGGTGGAGACTTGGCGAAAATACTGGTCGGGCAAAAGAGCGCAGGGACATCGGCAACGTTTACCACGCCTGCGAATATGACACAGCCATACTTGGTTTTAACTGGCGGTTCGAGCGGCGCAGGAACGGAAACCGTTGAAGTGATTAAGCCTCAAATCGAATTGGGTAGTTCCGCATCTTCCTACGAACCATACCAAGGCAACACCTACACCATCACTCTGCCGCAGACTGTCTACAACGGTATGATTGGGAGCGAGAGCGGAGAGAGCAGATGGGCGAAGAAGCGAATAACTGCTTTTACTGGTGCATGGGGCGCAACTGCCAATGGATTTGCTGTATATACAAGTGTATGGGATGGAATTAGAACTGGCGTGCAAATGTGTGATAAATTCGCATTTTCTTCGAGCGGTTACACAGATATGCCAGTTTATAGTTGGTACGGTGGTTCGGGCGCAAGTACTTCATTTACGTTCATTCTCCCATCAACAATAACTAGTCTTTCTGAAGCTAATCAATGGATAGCAGATAATGGCAGTTATATTGAATTTACGTATCAGCTTGCCACTCCGACCCAGTTCTCTATCACTCCCCCTCAAGCCACCACCCTCCTCGGCACGAACCACGTCTGGTCAGACGCAGGACAGCTCTCCCTCACCTACACAGGCACTGACGAGCATCTTGTGCTTACCACAGGGCGCAAGTACTTGACCAGAATCAGCGGTACTGACAGCATGGTGCTGGGCGCAGGGCAGGAAGTCACAGCAGCCAAGGGCAGTGATAACGTGCATGACCTGACCCAGATGTTCGGTACTGCCGTGGCTGACTACGTGTATCAGCAGGGAGCAGGGTTCTTCCGCAAGTGGTTCGGCGGCACGAGGTACGCATACAACGCTGGTGAGCTGATTAGCGTGCAGGGGTTGCAGAGCAGGGATGTCGTGGGGTTCAATCAGTGGGATGAGCAGTGGGAAAATGGAATATATAACAACACTACTGGAGAACCCGTGGGAAGCAGTAACGCAATTAGGAGTAAAAACGCACTTCCAGTAATTCCAAATGAACAGTATTACATAATAGTTCCATATAATACAACCGTGGCAGGATTTGCTGCTATTCTGTTTTATGATGCTAACGATGTTTATACTGGAACTGTGATAAGTGCTTCATCGAATGGGTATGTATTTACAGCTCCGACAAATGCTTACTATGCGAGATTTTACGTCTCATTATCCTACGGTACGACTTACAACCACGACATCTGCATCAACCTAGCCCACAACAATTCCCGCAACGGCTCATACGAACCCTACACCCACCGCTCCTATCCTCTCGATTCTAGCCTGACCCTGCGTGGTATACCCAAGGTAGGCTCGAGCGGCGTGTACTGGGACGGCGATGAGTACGGTTATGATGGAGCGGTCAAGAGGCGGTATGGGGTCGTGGATCTGGGGACGCTGGGCTGGCAATACCGTGGAGAAATTGGCGTTGGAATATTTACTACTAGAGATATAACCGACTATGTTCGCAATACATTAATCATTAACGCAATGTGCGAAACGTATAACAATATCGGTGGAGTTGGCGGTGTTCGAGACATGATTGGCAAACCAGATTCTATCGGATTTTATACTGGAAGTGAAACGTCCGCAGTTTACATTACTGATGAACGCTTTACTGACGCAATAGCATTCAAAGCCGCCATGTCAGGTGTCTACCTCGTCTACGAACTCGCCACTCCCACCACCGATGAAACCGCCACACCCTACCAGCAGATACAGCATGTCGATGACTGGGGCACTGAAGAGTTTGTCAGCAATTCTATCGTCCCTGTTGGGCATCGGTCGCGTTATCCGCAAAATCTTCGTGACAAATTGCAACACCTTCCTGCACTCGCATCTTCCAACGGCTCATACCTCATCACGCAGACCAATGGGCAGATGGTTCTCTCACCGTTCCCTGCACCGCCTACAACAGCTGGCAACTATCTGCTCAAGGCGACTGTATCGGGCGGCAATGCCACGTACTCGTGGGTTGCTCAGTAAGGAGGCGAAGCGAGATGGAAGATAGTGCTATTACGTGGGTAGCAAATAATCCTTATTGCATTGCCACTATTGCACTGGTTATTTTCGGCGGTTTAATCATGCTTGCTGTCGATTGTTGGCAGAAATGGCACTGATTACAAAAGGAGGCGCACCATGAAAATCAAACTAACAGCACCTGAGGGCTATCGGTACTACGACACCATGACCGACAAGGCATACACCGAGGTAGTTATCAATGATTCTGAGCGGGGCAGGTTCACGCTTGTCCCGTTCCAACCAGAACAAATCATGACTGAGTGAAAGGAGCTATCACCATGACTTTCTATTCCACCAAAAGAAGCACCGACAGAACTGGCAAAACCGTTACTACTGACAAATACGGCGACCAAGTTGCAATGGAGTATCAGTACTACCTCTTCTGCGCAAACAGCGTGAAAAACGAGGCGAACAATGCGTTTGATGCCGTTGAGTGGGGAACTGTCGAGGGTGGCAAGCTGGAACGCAAGGTGTGGGATCATACCAAGAACATGTCACTTTAAAGGAGGCAAAACTATGAACGAATTTATGAACTGGTCAACCCTACTCACCTACGGCGGCTGTGTCGCTGCCACCATCCTCGTCACCGAGTGGCTTAAGCACGTTATGCCGAAGCTGGACGCGCAGATCATTTCCGCAGTGGTCGCGCTCCTGATCCTCGTCATCGGGCATATTGCCACAGGGACGTTTGCTGTCCGAGACATCCTGCTGTATGTTGTCAATGCGATTGCGGCGAGCCTCGCCAGCAATGGCGGGTTCGATGCGGTTAAGAGCCTGTTGAAAAAAGACGAATCGCCTGAACAGAAATAATTCACAACCGCATGACCGTGCCCTACCTGGGTGCGGCCTTTTTTGTTGCGCACGGATTGACACTTTTCAATATGTCGGTAGTAGTGTCGGCAGTAGACCTCAATTTGCGGCAACTCTGCGCCATTTTCCCAAAATCCCAAAACACACAAAGAAAAACCCGAAGGCCTTGATTTCTCTAAGACTTTCGGGCTGTTTTTGTTGGTCTGGGTGGAGAGATTTGAACTCTCGACCTCTTGAACCCCATTCGGGCAGGAATGCAGCAATTCCGCGGGCTGCGAGACGCGATGTCGGCAGTAGGTCGGCAGTAGAATCAACGGATACTGCGACCGATCTCGGCGATCTCGTTCAATTCGACGGACTGATACTTGCGCTGGGTAAAACCATAATCGGTATGCCCAATCACTGCAGCCTTTGCCTTCTCTGTTCCTGATGCCCTTTTCAGCTTGTCTGAGTAGGTGTGGCGGGTGCAGTATGGTACTTTGCCCTCGATACCTAAAGCGGCCATAAGGGGCTGAAAAACGCGTTTATTGAACCAATCGTGCGGCATGAGGTCATAACCGCAGAACTGTCCGCGGCGGTTGGTGACGGTGCGTGGGAACAATAGATCCGTACCGGCCACACTCATGCGGTCGGCGATTATTCCTCTTATAGCGTCCGGCACGGGGACGATGCGGTCGCGACCCGCCTCGGTCTTGCTGCCGCCAACGAGATACAACGTCCCGCCCTCGCTGTGCAGGTCGGTCTTGCGGAGACGTAAAAACTCGCCCGGTCTAAATCCCAAATAGCACATCGCAACCACATAGTCCGCGCCAGGGATCTCGCCGACAGCCGCACGGATGCGCTCCAGTTCGTCCTCGGTGATCGGTTCGCGCTGGGTCGTTTCGCCCTTGCCGATGTACAGATGCTCGGTAACGTCGCGGTCAATGTACTGCCGGTCGATGGCGTATGCCCACAGCAGACGCGCTACGCATTTCATGTTCTGGTGGGTGCGCTTGCCGTTCTCGCACTCATCCATGCAGTCCTGGAGGTCTCCTGCGGTGATGAGATCAATATAAATGCTGTTAAGCCTCGCGAAATGTGCGAACGCCGACCGATAACACGTCATCGTGGACGCGCCGACCCGCGGACTGTACCACGGCTCCCATGTCTGGTAGACCTGCAGGAGGGTAGGCCGTGCGGTGGCGGGCTTGGCTGCGAGGAGTGCGGGACAATAGGCCAGCGCAGCCCTCTTGGAAGCGAACCCCGACTTCGTGCGCTTGACCGCGATGGGAGGCTTGCTCGGATCATCTGGGATACGCCACCCCACTACGACCTGCGCTGTCCAGGTGTTACCCCTGCGGAACGCACAACCCTGACCGTTGCCGCGTGACTTTGTTTTCATACCGTTGTCTCCTTATTGCGTACTGTAGTCTATAAATTATTGTACCTTATTTTTCCCGAACAGTCGGAATTTTGAGCAACGTTTGACGGGAACAAGTGTTTGCATTATAATACGGGCACCGAATGAGGGGAGGGTGCGAAATGAGTGAACTGCTGAAAATATGGGAAAGCCTGTCGGATGAGGACAGGCGTTGTCTTATTGCTTTTTTGCGCGGTCTGCGAGATACCTTGCGTACTCAAGAACCTGATTCTGCTCGGCCTCAGGGAGATCCTTTGCGAGTTCCGTGAGTTCCTCGATTTTCGGCTCTGTGGGTTTGTCCGTCCATCCGAGGATGTCGCGAGGGTCGCACCCGACCGCATAGCAGATTTTGATGAAATCATCGAGTGCAATTTTCTTGGTCTCGCCGGAGAAGTACCGCTGCACGATCGAGTGCCCTACGCCCGTGACTTCTTCCAGCTTTTTGTAAGACATGCCGCTTTTCAGATAGGCAATGCGCAACCGTAAACGAATCTTTTCAATCTCAGTCATCTCAATCCCTCCAACGACATTATAATAGAAGCATCCCACTTTTGCAACACATCGGACAAAAAAATATTAAAAATATCCCGAAAAAGGGTTGACAACGGTTTTTGCATGTTGTAATATGTATCCCGAAAGCGGGATGAAGGAGGTCGATAATATTGGTGAACACTAACCTGCTGAAGGCGAAGATCGTCGCAAATGGCTATTCGCAGACATCGCTGGCGCAGAAAATGTCCATGTCTAAGAATACTTTGTGCGCTAAAATCAACGGCAAGGCTAAATTTGACTTGGACGAGGCTCTTGCGTTGTGCCAGGTGCTGGGGATAACCGAGGCGGTAGAAAAGTGTAATATTTTTTTGCCGTCATAATCCCGAAAACGGGATGAGGTGATTCTATGACAATTGCTGAGATCATGCAAACCACGGCCACCACGCTCGGCCCTGCGGACATCGCGCCGATTCTTGGATGCGACCCGCAGACGTTACGAGAGATGGCAGTGAGCGACCCTGAGGCGCTGGCACCGCTCCAGCCGATCAGACTGGGCAAGCGGGTGCGGTTTCCGAAGATGCGGTTCCTGGGGTGGTACTTCGGAGAGCGGTATCTCGCAGACCAGATGATGGTGCACGACTGGCTCAACTACGTGCCAGAGTGCGAATACGACCCAAAACAAAAATAAATCCCGACCGGCTGCAACCGAATCGGGAAATCACGGGGAGTGAGATCAATGATCGATAACATTATAACAAAGACGACCGACGCAGTCAAGATGATGTGCGGCGCGTACCAGTACGCAACGTACCACCGCAAACACTGCCGCCGTATCGACTGGGACGGAACCATGACCGACTCCGCGAGGCTCGGCGCTGCATGTGTCGCTGGCCTGATGCTCGGTGCGGCTATGTTCTGCGCGTTTCTGATGTGAGGTACACCATGACACCTGATAGCGAAGAACTGTTTTTCAAGTTCGCCCAGATCGATGCGGTCGAGCGGATGCAGCGGGACACTCTGGAGGCGATCAGCGAGATCAGATACGAGGGCATGGACGGCATCGCGGCAGAGATGAGCCAATTGCTCGGCGACATCGCTGACAATAAGCGCAAGATCCGTGAGGCGTGCGATGCGGCACTGAAGCGGGAGCATGAACAAGACGGCACCGGCAGACCCGCGGTCGATTGGAGGTGAGGGCATGGTCATTGCAGAGATCACCTACGAAAACGGCGCACGGTGCGGGCTTCGGTCGCGGTCGGTGCGAGGAATGTGGAACAGGATTTACAGAATCGCTACCCTGCACGGGCTGGAGCGCATCTGGATGTTCAAGACGCAGACGATGGAGGAGATGGAGTTCTATGGTGGATGCTGAAATGGTAAAAGAGGCATTACGAATCTGCACGCAATCAGGAACCATCACTTGCGTTGACTGCCCGTACTTCAACGATATGACCTGCGTGAACAGCCTCGCAAGCGACGCAGCCGAGTACATCGAGCAGCTAGAGGAACGTCTCGCCATCATGCAGGCGGATGTAGATGCATACAACGACGAAGAGCTTGATTTTAGCGGATTACAAGAATAGGGAAAGCGGTGACGTGGAATGAGTGATATAAAACAAGTTTTGCACGATATAGAGAGATGCAGTTTTCTACCTGATGCGTGCGGAGATTGTTCAAAATTCACAGTGAACCGAAACCGATGCATGGAAGAACTAATGGCTGATGCTTACGCCCTGCTGAAAGAGCAGGAATGGGTCAGTGTTAACGACAGACTGCCAGAAGAGAACGTGCCTGTGCTTGTGTGGGAATCGCAAGGGTTTGCATATGTTGATATATACAAAGACGGGGTATGGGTAATCGGAACGCCGAACTTGTCAAAACTCACCCATTGGATGCCCATTCCTGATCCACCGAAAGAGGTAAGCGAATGAGTGACAGATTTACAAGCCGAGAAATTACGAAGGTTCTTGACACACTGATCGGCGGAACAACAGCGGTCGGTGATAGCACAATAGACCAAAGGATCGAGGAAAATCTTAAAACACTAATTGATGTTGTTAACTGGTGTCTTGATGGCGTTGCAGATAGCGCAAACACTCGCCACAATTACCAAGGGTCAATGCGTGATATAGGCGAGAGGGCATTTAGCGCAATGTGCGAATGGCAAGAGTGGTTGAAAGCACAGATTGACGAGGTGAATGAATGATAGCACAAATCCTGATATTTCTCCTCATGGCAGATGCCGCATGGGTTGCATATGGGCTGATTCGCAAGAAGAACCGATGGTGGTACATCTGCCTGTACTGGATTCTGCTGACGGCGAAAAACTTCGCTGATTTGATGTGGTGGTAGAGATGATCCAGATGACGATCGGCGCGATCCTGGGCTTCTTCGTCGGAGCGTTCGCCGCTGTACTCGCACAGGTTCTCATCGAGGACTGGCAGAACAGGAGGCGGAAATGAATCCATGTGAGAACTGCAAGCGGTCAGAATGCCCAATCCACTGCAAACCCAAGGCAGACTTGGAGCGGCATTTGAAAAAGAAACGTAGATCCCGGCCAGCGAGCCGTGCGGTGCAAGTCCGCAATATATAGGGCAGTATAGCCCAGCAGTTGAGCCTTTACAGCTGTGTCGATCTCGGTGAGCGGTGGTTCTTGGACATGGGGTAGTAACGCGCTTTTCTTCCCACCAATCCGGCAAGATCGGCTGCACTTCGACGGAGTGGTAAACGTCCGCGACCTGGCGCGTTATCCAGGCATATGGCAGCAGAGGCCGCACGAGGCTGACGCTGACTAACAAAGCCCTATGGGCGATGTATCCACAGCGAACTGGCAGCCGGAAAGACGGCAATGCGACGCAGGCGGTGAACCGTTGCATAAAATCGTCGTAGTAGTAAGTATTTGCATCGCAACCACACGCAACACTTCACAAAATCACAGTTACGATCAGTGGAACAGTGAACCAATCCGCCTGCAAAGCACCCACGACCTGCGGAGGCTGTCCCTGGTGGTGATAAAGACCATCGGAAGAACGCTCCGCGGGGAGTGGTATCAGGACACAAACAAAGCAAAGGGGAGAAGACAATGACCGAAAAAGAGTACAACGCTGCCGAGGGCATCCGCAGGAGCGCACTCTGGAAGCTGACAAGGTCGCCCGCTCACTTCAAGTATGAGTTGGACAACCCACCCGAGCCGACACCTGCGCTTGTGCTGGGCGCTGCAACGCATATGGCTGTCTTGCAGCCCGATGAGTTCTGGAGCCAGTACGCGATCCGCAACCTGGATCTCCGCACCAAGGCAGGAAAAGATGAGCGTGACGTGCTGCAGGCGCAGGGGCTCACTATTCTAAACAGCGATCAGGCCGCACAGATCACCGGAGTATTTAAGGCCATCAACGAATGCGAAGCCGCGACCAGACTGCTGACAGGCGAGCACGAGACATCCTACTTCTGGACGGACGAACCGACAGGCGAGAGGTGCAAGTGCCGAACGGACAACGAGACCGACATCAGCGGCGTGCACTACATCGTGGATCTGAAGACCTGCGCAGATGCGAGCACGGACGCATTCATGCGTGATGCTCTGAAGTATGGATACCACGTGCAGACGGCCATGTACTGCGAGGGCGTGAAGCACGTGACCGGCAAAGACTCACAGTTTGTTTTTATCGCGGTCGAGAAGACACCGCCTTACGCAATCAACATTCTGCAGGCTGACGATGCCTTTATGCTGCACGGCTACGACGAGTTCCGCAGGCTGATGGGCATTTACCACGACTGTAAGGTTGCGGACAATTGGCCCGATTACGTCGGAGCGAACGGTCTCACAATCAATGCGTTGACTTTGCCTAAATGGCTGAAAGATATGGTCGAATAAAGGGGGAGTAAATTAATGTCAGAAACCGCTATCACCGCTCAGAGCGCTCAGGAACAAGCGCAGGAGCAAACGCTCGCAACTATCCCAGGCGGCAACACCTTGAACGTCTGGAGCGACAAAAAGGCGTTCGACCAGTGCGCCAGGACTGCGAACATGCTGTCCAAAAGCACGCTCGTTCCGCAGAATTACCAAGGCAAGCCAGAGGACTGCTTCATCGCGGTCGAGATGGCTGCAAGGATGAACACGAGCCCGATCTTCATCATGCAGAATCTCTATGTGGTGAAAGGCAAACCCTCCTGGGCCGGTCAAGCCTGCATGGCCATGATCAATGCCTGCGGAAAGTTCAAGAATGCGAAGCACGTTTACACCGGCACAAAGGGCACCGACTCCCGTGGGTGTTATGTGACCGCGACCAGGATCGAGGACGGCGAGCAGATCAACGGCACCGAGATCACGATGGCACTGGTCAAGGCTGAGGGCTGGATCTCAAATCCCAAATGGCAGCACATGCCGGAGCAGATGCTCGGATACCGTGCAGCGGCGTTCTTTGCGAGAATGTATTGCCCTGAGGCGCTGATGGGTCTGCAGACCTACGAGGAAGTGCAGGACGTTGACCCAGCGCAGAAGAGCCAGCCGCAGCGACTGCAGGATGCTTTGAAAGTTGAGGAGGCTAAGAAATGATTAACCACGTTGCACTACAAGGCCGCATGGTTCGCGATGCCGAACTGCGCAAAGTCCAAGCCGGAGACGTCGAGGTCTCGGCGGTATCCTTTACCATCGCATGGAACGACAAGCGCGGAGAGCGCGAGCTGACCCTGTTCAAACGCTGCAAGGCATGGCGGCAGACCGCGGAGTTCATCTGCAAGTATCTGGGCACCAAGGGCAGCGAGATGATCCTGGAGGGCCGCGAGGTCACCGAGAAATGGAAAGATAAGGACGGCACGGAGAAGTCATTCGACGTGCTGTATGTAGACCACGCGCACTTCTGCGGAAAGAAGCAGGACAACGCGCAGGCGCAACCGGCACAGGCACAGCCGAGCGCTCCTGCGGGATTCGTTCCTGTGGACGAGTCCGATCTGCCGTTCTAAAAGTGTGGAGGTGTGGCGCGATGGAAGAGTGGAGGCCAGTCGTTGGATGTGTTGGACTTTACGAGGTGAGCAACTACGGGCGCGTGAGAAGCCTGGACAGAATCAGTCAATATAATGCATACGGAAAACGCATAGACAGGCCAATACGCGGAAAAGTATTAAAACCGCAGTTCGACGGAATGGGCAATTATTTGCACGTCAGCATTACGACAAAAGACGGCAAGCACGTGTCTCGGAATGTCCATAGGTTAGTCGCCGAAGCGTTCGTTGATAACCCGCTCGGCCTTCCTGAAGTGAACCACAAGGACGAGGACAAAACGAACAATCGCGCCAACAACTTAGAGTGGTGCGACCATACGTATAACAACAATTACGGCAGCAAAAAAGATTCAACCAAGGGCGAACGAAACGCAGCCGCTAAGCTCACCAAAGAGACCGTGCTGAAGATTCGCTGTGATTATATTCCATATTCGCATGACCACGGCATATATGAGCTTGCAAAGAAGTACGGCATAAGCGCCCGACACGTTCATCAAATCGTTACTCGCACTCGTTGGGGGTGGCTCGATTGATCATCGTGGACTCCCGCGAAAAACCGCAAGCCATCCGCGGCATTCTCGCATACTTCAACCGCAACGGTATCGAGTACGAGATCCGCGGGATGGAAACGGGTGACTATATGCAGGACGGACACCCTGAGCGAATCATCGACCGCAAGCAGTCTTTGGATGAGTTGGCCCGCAACCTTCTCTCCAAAGACCGGGCGCGGTTCTATCGGGAGGTTCGCCGAGCGCACGCCGCAGGAACGCAGCTCATCATCCTTTGCGAATGCGGGGCAAAATACCGCGACACAGCCGTTCTAAAGGCGTGGCGTTCATTCTATGGCAAGACGGACGGCAGAGGCCTCTACGAGGCTATATTGGCCGCTATTATGGCCTATGGCGTGCAGTTCTACTTCTGCGACAAAAAAGACACAGGGCGCAGGATCGTGGAGCTGCTAAAGATGGAGGATTAAATGGAAACAGTTGTCACATACACATGCGAAACCATGTTTGTCAGTTCCGACCAGCGCAGGATCATCAACAAGGTTTTGAAGCTGAAAGAGAAACACCCGCAAGAGGTCGAGCTTCTGGAACTGCCGGAGACAAATGACGGATGCATTTATGCGAAGATGCCCGCCGCGTGGTTTCAGATCGCACCGCCTCGCAAGGTCGAGCTGACCGATGAACAACGCCAGGAACGTGCCGAGAGACTCGCAAAAATGAGGCAAAACCGCGCACCGCTCTGATTTTGTTCTGAACGCTGAACTGAGATGCAGGAAAACGCGCGAATTTCGCGTCAGACGCCTGCGGGCGATAAACTGCAAGGGGGGAAATTATGGACGCTCAAATCGAAGAAAACGCAACGGCAAAAGCAAAGCTCACGCCTGAGCACAATTTCGCATTCCGCAGTGCTTACGAATATCTGCAGGAGATGTGGCCGCCTGTCAACTCCGTGGAGTTCTTCCAGGTCGCGGCTGCCAAGGGAAACGAGCGATTCAACAACTCGGACGGCAACAAACTACTGCAGAAACTGCTGGTCGCGGTGCTGAGTTACATGGAGGACGAGATCACATCGAACGGCGGTGCTGTCGAATGAACGTCGAGAGCAGAATCCGCGAAGTCGTGACGATGGAGAAGGCCTTCGAGCGGTACTGCCCGCAGATCAAGCGCAGAGGCAACCGCGCACCATGCCCGATCCACGGCGGCACCCATGACAACATGACATTCACTGACACCGTGTTTTACTGCCATGTTTGCCACGCGGGCGGCGATGTCATCGGCTTCGTGCAGCAGCTTTTCAAAATAGACCGCGCACGGGCCGTTCTGAAGCTCTCCAGCGACTACGGCATATATGCGACTAGGCAATCCAAAGCAGTGGCCAGAGCGGCTGAAATTGCGCGAAAACGCTATCAGGAAGACAGGGCGCGGCGGCTTGCGTTCCACAAACTGCAGGTCGCGAAGCTGGTTGAGGTGCGCAGGGCGCTGTGGAATCTCGAAAAGGACGACATTGTTCGCGAGCTTGATGACATCCTAGACCACACCGATCAGGGCGACAACGTGCCGGACGAGAACATGTTCACCGAGGATATAACTGACTTCTGCATCAAAATAATGCTGACTTATGTCGGCCAAACTATAGAGGATTTGGGAAATGAGCGAAGAGAGCCTGCCCCTTGAACTGCAAATGCCGCAATGGTCTCGCGAGGAATACATGACCACCGAGCCATACTCCTGGCTTTACGATATATACGAGAGCGGCGATCAGTTTAATTTCATACGCCTGCAGAATCAGATGGCAGACCGCGCGAAGATGCTCAAGGTGTCCAACTTCGTGGCAATGTGGCGCGGATACCTCAAGCAGGTGCGCGACATCAAACAGGCAGAGCGGACGGCCTGCAATACGACCACGTTCACTGACCAGCCCATCACCCTGGACTGCGGTGCCTATATCTGCGACGACACGGGGGTCTATGCGGTCGATAAGATGGGCACGGAGCAGCTGATAATCTCGCATCCGATCATGCCGGTCGCAATCATCCACAACATCGAGACCGAAGAGGAGCGCGTGCGGATCGCGTACAGAATGCGCGGGCAGTGGAAGATCCTGACGGTCGGGAGCGAAATTCTTGCGAACGCAAATAAAATCCTTGCGCTCTCGTCAAGAGGTCTTGCGATCACAACAGAAAACGCCCGCGATGTCGTGCGGTTCCTGTCCGAGATCAAGGCGAAGAACGAAATGGAGATCCCGCAAATCTCTGCGACCAATCATCTAGGATGGCAGAGGGACGGGACGTTCGCGCCATATGGTGATGGCGTGGAGTATGACGGCGACAGCTCGGAGTATCAGCGCATATTCGAGGGGCTGACGCAGTCAAAGGGCAGCAGGGACGTGTGGATGCAGGTGGCGCATGAGGTGCGCACGGGCGCATCGGTTCCTGCACGTATAGCACTTGCTACATCCTTCGCCGCTCCACTGGTCTCGAAGCTTGGTGGCTTGCCGTTCATCGTGCACCTGTGGGGTGCGTCAGGGTGCGGCAAAACAGTCGGCTTGATGCTTGCGGCCTCGGTGTGGGGCAATCCTCCTGTCGGCGAGTATGCTAAGACGTTCCAGGCGACCAAGGTCGCAATCGAGGGGATGGCGGCATTCTGTGCGAATCTGCCGGTCATCTATGACGAGTTGCAGGTCATGGCAGACCGCTCCTCCTTTGATGACATCATTTACATGCTGTGCGAGGGTGCGAGCAAGGGACGCGGAACGAAGGACGGAGGCCTGCAGGTGCAGAAGCGCTGGTGCACTGCGATCCTGACATCCGGCGAGATGTCCATCGTGCAGGAGAACAGCGGAGGCGGTGCGGCATTGCGAACCATTGACGTCAACTACGGCGGGCGCGATCTGTTTGAGGATGGGCACAAAACGTCTGGCATTCTCTGCGAGAATTACGGCTTCGTCGGTCGCGAATTCATTGCGGCCATCAACGAGCCAGGGGCGCTGAAGAGTCTGCAGGAAATGCGTGACAAACTGTATCACGCGATGGCTGACCGCATAGACGGCAAGCAGCTGCTCTCCGCGTCGATACTCCTTGCGGCTGACTGGTTTGCAGACCAGGCGATCTTCCGCGACGGAAAGAGCCTGCAGCCGAAAGACATCCTGCCATACCTGGTCACGCGTCACGAGGCAGACAAGCAGCGCAGGTGCTACGAATGGCTCCTTGGATTCATCGCGGCCAACGATCTGAAATTCCACAACCCCGAAAACGGCGAATGCTGGGGACTGGTCGAGGGCGATGTGGTCTATTTCATCAAGACCATATTTGACGCCCAACTGCAGAAGGCAGGATTCCAAAGCAGTGCGTTTCTGAGCTGGGCGAAGCGCGAGCGCAAGATCAAGTGTGAAGACTACGGCGATGGGCCAGGGAAGAAGCGCGTCACCAAGCGCAAGACGGTGAACGGCGCGTGCATCCCGTGCGTCGCGATCATCAGACCATCTGCAGCAGAGGAAGAAGAGGACGAGAACGGCTTCGTCCGCGTCGATGAGCCACTTCCCTTTATGCAGTAAAACACGAACGTTCGCCACCATTTTGCACATCGTTGCCCGCGCCTTGCACACTGCCAAAACGTTCGCAGGGCGCTAACTTACTAGGTTTTGCACACTTTGCACACTAAAATCGGGGAACAATAAGAAAATATACAGAGACATATAAAAGGGGTAAAAATGAAAGATGGTTCCGTTACGACTATATATTTATGTGTACAAAGTGTACAAAGTGTACAAAAGTCAATAATATCAAGGGTTTTTCGTGGCACACTCTGTGGCACACTGGCACACTTTAAGGACTAAACGACCGACAACGACTAAGGAGGCGACCAAATTGCCAAGTAACAACCCCGCGAAGACCTTCCTCCGGCAATATCGGGGGCTGGTGGCACGGTGTAATGCTCTGAGCCGCGCGATCAGGGAAGCTGAAGCGCAGGCCACGGACGTCAGCGTGCATCTGAAGCCGGTCAGCGTGCAGACCTCCACGAGCGGCGATGCCATGCTGAACAGCGTCATCCGCATGGTCGAAGCCACGGAGCAGCTGCAGAAGGAGAAGGAACGGTGTGACCAGGCTTTGCAGGAAGTGCTGACCGCGATCGGAGCCGTCGCAGACGAGACCCAGAAGGCGGTACTGACGATGCGGTATGTGGAGGGGCTGACGTGGACTAAGATTGCGGAGATGATAGGGTACGAGGAGCGGCAGACTTATGTCATTCATGGTCGCGCGCTGGCAGAGGTCGCAAAATGGCTAAAAGTGCGCAGTACAATGCAGTATTGACTGTGATATAATATTAGCGTTGAAAGAGCACCTAAAGGATAGGGTGCTTCTTTTATTTCGACCTTCGCGATCATTGCGGTCACCGCGCCGGCTTTATTCCTTTCCCTGGCGCTGGCCGTTGATGATACCATTCTTGCGTGTGCCGCAGGTTTTCTCCCCTTTCCTGTGGCGGGCAGCATCCTACGTGTCTGATATACACGAGCGCAGAGGCGGGAGCGACGGATGCAATTTATTTAGTGTTGGAGGCGTAACCAGGTGCACGAGCAGTTTGCCAATGCCTTCTATTCCTCTCAGGCGTGGAAGAACTGCCGGGCCGCTTACGCTAAATACAGGGGATACATGTGCGAGCGTTGCAGGAAGCGCGGGCTGATCGTGTCGGATGGGCTGGAAGTTCACCACAAGGTCAGGTTGACACCGCAGAACATTCACGACGCTCGCATTACTCTTTCGTTTCAGAACCTGGAGCTGCTGTGCAAACACTGCCACCAGGACGAGCACAACAACGACCAGGGACGCGACGCAAGGCGCTGGGACGTGGACGAGACAGGCAAGATCGTGGCGAGGTGATACCCCCCCAGTCAAATTTGAATCCGCAAAAATTTTTCCAG